CATGCTCTTTCCCAATTTGAGATTCTCTCTTGATAAGAGTCTCTCAGACCGTCTAACATTCTCCGAACCTGGAGCTGAGGTGCCAGTTCATGTCACCGCAGTTCCAAAAACGTTGAAAACGCCTCGAATCATTGCCATGGAGCCTACCTGCATGATGTTCGTGCAGCAAGGCATCAAGGACTTGATCGAGGAAGGGATTGAGTTGAATGACACCACTCGATCTCTCATCGGATATCTGGACGACTCGGCTAATCACCGGCTCGCTCGATGGGGTTCCAAGAATGGAACCTACGCAACACTCGACTTGAGTGAGGCATCCGACCGCGTTTCCAATCAGCACGTACGAGTTTTGCTTTCTCGATTTCCCTGGTTGTTTAGGGTTGTCGATGCGAGCAGATCTCGGAAGGCTGACGTATCTGGTCATGGCGAAATCCGCCTGGCCAAATTCGCGTCTATGGGTTCGGCGCTTTGCTTCCCTATGGAGGCTATGGTCTTTGCGACCACAGTCTTCATGGGGATAGAGAAAGCGCTCAATCGCCAGCTTACCGCGAATGACGTTTTGCGTCTTCGCGGTCAGGTGCGTGTGTATGGTGACGACATAGTCGTTCCCATTCACTTTACGCGTGACGTTGTTGCGTCACTAGAGAACTTCGGTTTTCTAGTGAACCACGCAAAATCTTTCTGGACAGGAAAGTTCAGAGAGTCTTGCGGTCAGGAGTTCTACGCAGGTCACAGTGTTAACATTGTGAAAATGCGGTCGAAGCTCCCAACGCAACGTCGGGATGCTCGGGCGATCGTAGCGACAGTTTCCTTCAGGAACCAGCTGTTCAAGTCTGGTCTCTGGAGTTCTGCCGCGTTTCTCGACGATCTGATCAGGAAATTAATTCCTTTTCCGATCGTCGAGGCGACCTCGCCCATTTTGGGTAGGTCCTCTTTTCTTAGGAGCGATCCTAATATAAAGTGGGACCGTAATCTCCATACACCTCTTGTCAAGGGTATGGTTGTTACCGCGAACACTCCAGCTTCTAGGTTGGAGGGTTCTGGAGCCCTACTCAAATGTTTGACTAAACGCGGGGAACTAGCGAACCCCGACGTCAAGCATTTGGAGCGTTCTGGACGCCCCTTTGCCGTCAACATCAAGCAGAGGTGGGGACCTATGTTCTAGGTCCCTAAAAGGGATCCCCCGGTTTTCCGGGGGATGGTGGTGTAGTACCACCTAAGGGAGCTCATGAGCCTCTCTCGAGGCTTATGCGCTCGGGAGATG